CCTCCGCCATTACAGCGGCATCTCCACCGCCGTCAGCACGACGCCGCGACCCTTCGGCCCCGGCTGTGCGACGAGCGGCCGCGCGTTGATCTCCCTCGCCAGCCCGAGCAGCCGTTCGCGGCCCGTAGCGTCCAGCTTCCCTCGACGCTTACACTGAATCACGTCTACACGCGTGCGGTGCCGTGTGAGCGGCGAATCGGGCAGGTAGAACGCGTACAGGTCTGCCGGCCCGCGCGAGCCCGGAGAGCGCACGACGTGAGCAGCTCCCTCCCGCAGCAGGAAGTCGGCGACCCGGCGCTCGAAGTCGTATCCGCGGCGGCCGTTCGTCGTCACTGCGCGCTCGCCGGAATCGGGAACTGCGACTGCTCGCCCTCCTTCTCCTCGAGCGACCGCTTCATCGTCGAGCGCTGGCGCTTCAGCCAAGAGAGGTGCTTCGAGGGCTCGCCGCCGTTCTTCTTTGCGTTGTCGGCGATCGACTGCGCGACGAGCTCCGGGTCGGCTTCGAGTTGCTTCGCTAGGTCGAGTATCTCGGCCGCGATCGCCAGCGACTCCGGCACCTCGGGCGCTTCGCCACCGGCAGCCCACTCCCCGAGCAGCCGGCCGGTCTCCGCGGTCAACGGCTTGTCGAGCGGCACGAGCGCCCGGTGCTGCTCCTGCAGCTTGATCGGCTTCGGCAGTCCGGGCGCGTCGGCGGTGAGCAGGAACGAGAGCGTCAGCTCGTAGGGCAGCGTCTTCTCGCAGACGGGAATCCAGCCGTCGAGCCCGGTCAGCGATGCCTTCGGGCGCACGATGGTCTTCCCCTGCGCGTCCTTCGCGATCTCGATCTTCTCTTCGGCGCGGAAGCACAGGATGACGTGGGCGCGCACCTGTAGAAGCCGCTGCACCATGCGCTTGTGCTCCGACTTCGGCTTGATCCAGGCAGCCATCTTCGCGGACTCACGGCTGCCCATCCGTTCGAACTCCGCGTCGTGCATGTCGAGCAGGCCTCCGTCGCCTGCGTGCTCGTGCGAGGCTGAATCGACAACGATCACCGGATACTTCGCGGCGTCCGCGGCCTCGATCGCGTCCGCGTAGCGAGCAGGCGTGAAGGGCGCGGCCAGGTCGCCGTGGTCGAAGCGGAAGTCGTCCGCGTAGTGCTTCGCGCGGCCGGCCTCCGTGTCGATGACGGCGAAGGGCTTGTCGCCACACAGCCCCTGCGCGATCTGCATCGCCGAGAACGTCTTGCCCGACCCCGTTCCCCCGGCCAGGCCTATGAGCAGGCTGACGGCTTCACGCTTCGCCGGGTGGAACTCGAAGCTCATGCGGCCTGCTCCTCGACGGCGAGCACGCGCGCTTCCTCCCAAGCGGGCAGCTGCGCGAGGTGGACGTCTGGTGCGTACCCCGGCCACGTGTCCGAGTCCAGGCACCGCTTCCAGAGAGCGAGTGCGTACTCGACCTTCTTCTCGCCGATGGTCAGGACGTCGGCACCTGGCGAGATCACGGACAGCGCGTACGGCGGCGACGTCTCCTGAACGCACCAGCGGAAGACCGGCGTCTGACCTGAGAGCGCACGGACGGCGCGTATGTAGAACGCTGCCTGCACGTCGCTGCCCATCCCGTACAGCGAGCGCGTCCACGATTCGGGGTTCGCGCTGCGCGTGGTCGTCTTGTAGTCGTCGATCGCGGTGTGGTCATTACGGAGCCAGTCGAGGCGAGCCCGGCACTCCACGCCATGCTCGCTCCACACGATCGCCTGCTCGGGCTTGCCGTCCTGAAAGAGCGGTGGATCCGCGCCGTGCGCTTCCAGCTGACGGTGCAGAGCCGCGATCATCCCTTGAACGGACGCCAGCGAGTGCGCGAGTAGCGCCGTCTTGCCCTCCGCGCGCGCTTCGTCGCGTGCATCCTTCGCAGCCTTCGTCCGCCAGTCGGGCGCGTCCACGACGACGAGGTTCGCGTCACCTTCGAGGAACAGCGCGTGCGCGACCGTACCGACGTCGAAGCGATCGTGTACCTCGCGCTCGTAGTCCGGGTTCAGCCGCGGGTGAGCCGTCCAGGCGTGTGCCGGCGACTGCGACCACAGAAGGTGCGCCATCGAGGACGAGAGCGAGGGCGTGTCAGCGGGATCGGCGTGATATTCGGCCACGCTCAACTCCACGAGCTCGGCGCTCACTCGACGACCTTGAGGCTCTGCGGCTCGGGCACAAAGTCCTCGCCGTCAACGTGCCGGTCGTATGCCCGCAGGGCTGCTCGGCGCTCCTCACCTGCGAGCCGGTAGCGGTCGTACATGATCGGGTCGCTGTCGCCATCGCCCTTCGGGTCGGTGATGGACACGAGGAGCTCGGCCTCGATCTGCCGAGCGGCGATGTAGGACTCCCACAGCCTCAGCGCCGTTGCGCAGGCCGCTACGCCCTTGTCGCAGGAGCAGGGAAGCGGCGCCATCAGGCCCAGGCCGGCTTTCGCGGTGCCTCGAACAGAGTGAGCGAGGGCGCCGTGTCCCCAGAGGGTGGCGACTCCCCATGCTGGTAGCCCTCGCTCACACCACCGCCGATTCCAGAGCCCGCGGGTGGCGGGAGAACCGAGACCGGCGGTGGTGTCAGGGAGGGCTCTACGAGGCGGTAGTAGGAGACGACGCGCGTGCCGACGCGCTCGCAGCGGTTCTCGATGACGTGGCCGCGGCGACGGAGATCCGAGACGCGACTGTGAACCGTCATGCCGCAGCGCCGGCGTTGCTCGGAGCTGTTCAGGATCTCGCGCTGCGACACCCACTCGTTCGGGTGCTCGCGAAGGACGACCTCGAGGAAGTCGTTGTCTGTCATTCGCCGTCCGCCGTGGCGAGAAAGAACGAGAGCGGGCGACCCGTCAGGGCCGCAATCTCACGAAGCCGCCTGATGCTCGGCTCGCTGACGTCGGTCTCCCATCGCTGGACGGTTCGATGACCGACGCCGAGCTCCACGGCCAGCGTCTCGATGTTGCGATAGCCGGCAGCACGACGCGCTTCGCGGATGCGGGCGCCGAGAGCGACTGTCAACGCATCTGCCATTTGACGAAGTAGAAGTTACACGTCACACTTCGGCGCGTCAATGACGACCAGCTTTGTGAGTACGCAAACAGCGGGAACTTTCGCCACGCTACTTCTCGCTGTGTCCGTGGCCCCCGAGGAGATCGGCAAGCGCATACAGGGCGCTCGCGAACGGAAAGGCTGGACGCAGCTCCAGTTTGCGCTGGAGGCCGGCGTCAGTCCTTCGTCGATTCAGCGATGGGAGGCGGGGAAACTCCCGCGCGTGCGCGAGCTGATGAGGGTCGCCGACCTATTGGGGATCGATGCCGAGACGCTCGTCGAGCCCGAGGGTGCTAGCGAATCCGACGAAGAGACGCACGCCCGCCTCGACCGGATAGAGCAAGTGCTCGAAGAGCTAGTCGCTCGACTCGAACGAGACGCTCAGGGACGATCGAGGAGGAAGGCGCAGTGACGAGCCGCTCCTCGAGGACGATCCCGCCACACGTGTCACAACTCGGGAACGTGCCACCACCCGGCCGACGCTGCGGGCTCACGGACACCTGCACGGGACATTCACACACGGCAGCCTTGCGAGCGGCTGAGGGCATGAAGGCGATTCTAGGGGAGGAGAAGTGATGAAGGTAGTGGCGATTTTTGTCGTGGCCGCGGCATTTGCCTGCGGTTCTGCGGTCGGTGCGATAGGGCCGTGGCGTGTGCTCGCAAAGGCCGAGGACGACAGCGTGTACTACAGCTCGGCCAGCGCGAACGTCGACGTCACGAGGCCGAAGGCTCTGAGGATCCGCGCATTCGGGCCTTCGCTCAAGGTCGGCGGGCTGTTCTCGTGTGATCTGCCCGACAAGAGGGTGAGATCCGGGCAAGCCGTGGTGCTCACCGTCTCGGTGGCTGAGAGCTGCACCGTCTACGCGAACGCATCCTCCGACAGCGGCGGCAAGATCCGGGTGCTGATCGAGGGCCGGAAGTAGAACGCAAGAAGCGCCCCGCCCCTGGCCGAAGCCAGAGACGGGGCGCAGAGAGCAGGCTATCGAATGAGACCGCAGTACCTTGCTGTGTTGGGCCAAGGGTAGAAGCCGCGGCCCGAGAGATAGGCCCGCATAGCGACGGCGAGCTGCACCGAGACAGGCCAGTTGTCGGCCGTTCCCCAGGCTCGTAGGAACTCGGGCCCGTACGTCCGCTGAAAGCCCGAGTCCATCTGCATGCCGCCGTAGTAGCCGTTGCCGGTGTTCGAGCGCCAGGCCCCCTCGAAGCTCTTGATGCAGAGGAAGGCGCGTTCCAGCGGATGTGAGCCGACCGCCGCGACCCGCCTGGAGATCGTGCGCCTGTGAGCCCGGCGCTCGAGCTTGTACTGCCAGTGCCAGTACTCGGCCCCGTGTCCCTTGAACGTGCGGGCAGCTGGCTTGCCCGGAGATGCTGCGTGGCCCGCCGCTGTCAGCACGGCGATGGTGAGGAGCAGCGCCAGCGCGGCGAGCAGCCTCACCGTTTCCCGTCCATGTCGGCTAACTGACGCTTCGCCCGCCAGTCGAACCACGCCTCGCGCAGCGGGAAGTCGAAGGTCGGGGTCACCTCGATCCCGAACTCGTCGCGCAGCTCCTGCATCGAGCCGTAGTAGTCCTCGAACGCAGCCGTGAGCGCCTGGCCGAGCTCGACGACGCGGTCGTGCGACTTGCCGTGCCGGCGGTGCGCCAGCTCGCTCCGCGATGCCGACACAGCCGGCCCCGCGATCTGGAGTACCGATGCTTCCATAGGTTCCCCCTTCAGTAGGCGACGCCGGTGTCGATGGCCCTGCGGATGAACTCGCGCAGGTACGAGAGCTCGGCGCCGTCGAGGTAGTAGAAGACCGCGCCCTTCGTGCCGGCTTGGACGCTGTTCACGATCGCCTGATCCTGGTCGAGCCTCTGCCCGGAGTTGTTAGCCGTCACGCGGAACACGGGCTTGACGTTCGCCTTCGGGATCGACGGCTGCGCGCCCTTGCACCACTCGACGATGCGCGTGGTCGGGTCGTCCCAGATGCCCTCCGATCCCCAGTACGTCTGGACGTTCATGCGAAAGGCGCGCGTGACGTAGGCGCCGAGGTTCATGCCGCCGCCGGCCGAGCCGAAGTACGTGTCGAGAGCGCAGGGCAGCGTAGGACAGAGCTGTCGGAGGCGCGTCGCGAAGGCCTCAGACCATGTGCCGCTCGAGTCGTTGTCCGCGCGCCTGACCTCGTCCTCGAAGTTCATATCGATGCCGTGGAGTGCAAGCCGGCGCTTCTCGCTTGCGGCCCACTCTGCGGCTGGAAACGGCTCCCAGATCGACCCGCCGAGCGGCTGGTGCGAGGGGCGCATCGCGCCCCACACCTTCCAGCCCGCAGCCTTGTAGCCATCGACGAGCTCACGGGGCACCGGGCCATCGTCCTGTAGGTGGACGCGGATGACGCGCGCCCCGGCCTCCCGCAGCGACCGGAGCTCCGCCGACTGCGGATCGCGAACCCAGCCAGGGCCGTCGCGCCAGTGCCATAGCCACAGATGGACTCGCTGGTGAATCGTGATGGCCATGCCTACGGCCTGTTGGAGAGCCCGTACACGCCGCCGAAGGCAGCGAGTGTCACGCCGACGACGATCAGCCACTGCTGCGTGGTGATGTCGCCGAGGTTCTGATCTCCAGTCAGCGTCGTGGCCAGTGATCCCACGAGCGCGACGGCAGCCGCGTAGAAGGCGCGGAGCGCCTGTCCGATGAACTTCATGATCTCCCCTTTCAGACTTCGAGACTGAAGAGCAGCCGCTCCTGGCGCGGTGATTCCGCGATCGTGGAGACGATCAGCTCGCCCTTCACGTTCGAGTAGAGGCCCGTGCCGCCAGTGACGGCGAGGACGTAGAACGCCCGTTCTTTGATAATCCCCGAGGCGACGATGCGGCCCTTCCTCAACGAGTAGAAGGCCTCGCAGAGCTGCGTGCCACTAGCAAGCGGCCCGCCCCTACCGACGAAGTCGCAGGACAGGATCGCATTGCCGATGGCCGCCCGGAAGGCGGGCCGGTTGTAGATGAGGGAGACGTGCATCGTGTCTCCCTCGCGAACGATGGTTCTGATCTGGGTTGCCGTGACGCGAATCACGCCTGGGCCCGGCAGCGCCGGACTCATAGCAGGCGTCCACAGAACGACCGCGACGGCTAGTGCGGCTAGCAGTCGCATTACTGAACCTCCTGACATGGTCGCTGGTCTGAAAGCTCGGCATGGAGGACTTCGAGCGCAGCAAGGCGGCCCCGTGTCCGCTCGCGCTCGTTCGGCCCGAGGTCGCCGGCGACGAGCTCGAGTCTGAGCGCGCCGATCTGTTGAACGAGCAGCACGTTCTGGATCGCCACCGTTCGGCAGAGGTACGTCAGCGCAGCGCGATCCACGGCCTGCTGCCGGTCGCGGTCGCGGTCGCGGAGGAGGAACAGGCCGGCCACTAGCAGGGAGAGGACGAGCACGAGCGCGGCGGTCGAGTAGCCGATGAAGCGCAACTGCCTCGAGACCTCGGTCGTGGTGGCCGGGCGCTCGAAGGCCTCAGGCATGTACATCACCGTTCTCTACCCGGTCGAGCCTCCGTTGTAGCTCGCGGTTCTCTGTCCGCAGCCTAGAGTTGTCCTCCTCGAGCTTCGTGATGCGCGCGGTGAGCGCCTCGACGTGCGTCTGCATGACCTTCCACAGCACGTCGGCATCGGTGGTGCTGATCTTCCCCGAGGAGCGGCGGACGAGGCCCAGGTAGGTGACGAATGCCGAGACAGCGGCGGTGAGGACGACGGCCCACGCCGGCACGAATCACGGCTTCCGCTTGCGGCTCACGACAGGTACTCCTGGACGTAGGCCATGAACCTCTCTCTGGGCCAGCCCTTGCCCGGATCCCAATGGGTGCTTCCGCCGAAGGCGCGCGAGACCTCGACATGCGTGGTGATCCCCGGCACCTTCCGCTTCAGCGCGGCGGCGGTGACGAAGCGGACGGGAATCCCGAATCGCTTGCAGTGAAGCGCCGTCTTGTGAGCAGCTCGGCGCAGCGTCTTCTCGTGCTGCATCCACTCGGCCCTTGACCAGCGCGCGTAGCCGCACTGCTCGATGTGAAAGCCGTTCGCGTTGGCACCGGGCGCACCCCAGGGGATCGCGCTGTTCGGCAGGCTGCGCTGGCAGGAGTCCTCGTCGACGGTGATGTGCGCCGACCCGCGAGACGACTGGCTCTGGAAGAAGCGGGCGACGCCCTCTGCCGACAGAGCTTCCGCCGAGTGTAGGACGATCCAGATGATGCTTGAGAGCGGCCTGGAACCCGACGAGTGGACAGCCGGGTAGAAGTCCTTGTGACAGGACGCCTTGATCGGGTCAGGCATGTGGCCCTCCTACGCAGTCCGAATGAAGCTCAGGCGGTTGAGGAGCCCCTCGAATCCCGTCGACGAGGCGTTCTTCGAGTTGATGCGAACGCGCACCCGGTAGGTCTTCGTCTCCGAGACCGAGATGCCAGACGTCGTCCGCCACTGGCCCGTGTTCGCAGAGGCGTGGTAGAACTCCGCGTTCGACACGACCTCCGAGCCGTCAAGCAGCACGTCGATCTGGCCGGCGAACGATCGCTGATGCGCGACGACGACACACTTGTACGTCCCGGCGGCGAACGGCACATCCCATTCCACCCAGTAGCCGTCGTAGCCCGGCAAGTGCTGGTCGTCGGTCTTCAGCGCGCACATATACAGGTGGTCGCTGTTGTAGAGGTACGTCGACCAGCCGTTGTTGTCGATCGACGGGCAGAGCGGGTCGATGGTGATCACCCAGGGCATCTCTCCGCGCATCTCCATCGCCGGGATCATGGCCGCGTTCAGCTCTGCGACCGACACGAGGTTCCGCGCCGGCAGGTGGAGCAGGTCGGCCCAGGCGTCGGGATCCGAGCCGATGTAGATGCGCTGCATCTCCAACCGGTAGCTCGAGCTCGACCCGTTCTTCGTCGCGTTCGTGATCCTGAGGCGCGCCTTCTTCGCCACCGAGTTCGTGAACGTGATCTCCGCGCCGCGGTGGTTGTCTCCTCCAGACCCGTTGTAGAAGTCCGTCGTGCCGCGGTCGACGCCGTCCCATCTGACCGTAGCGATGCCGTGATCTGAGCCGCGGTGGCCGCAGAGGATGATCCCGACGTCACCCTGCGGCAGCACGAGATCCCACTCGGCCCACTCGTTCTGCGTGTCCCACAGTAGGTAGTGACCGAGCACGCTACCGGTGTCCGGCTGAAAGTTCAGTGCTCCCGAGTCGGCGATCTTCTCGTGCATGTCCAGGCAGGTGCGCTGGCGGAAGCAGCCGCTCATCCTGAGCGCATCCTTCATGTGGGTAGCCAGGTCGGCGGCAGAGACGTACTCGCCGTCCGTCCACGTCCTCGGCGCCGTCCAAACGACCGGAGATGTGTCCAGGTCGCTCATCTTCTGGAGATAGATGGCGAACAGGCGCACGGTGTTGCCGTCCGAGTTGATGTCCTTCTGCATGATCTCGAACCGAATCGTGAAGAGGCCTGCCGCCTCGACCACGAAGTCGAACGGGTCGGCGAGCTGGAACACCGCGTCCGTCGGAGCGTCACCGTCGTAACAGTTGAACTCACCCACCACCTTCGTCACGCCCTCGTCCGGATCCTCGCCCCCTGAGGTGCCACCTCCTGCGGCGATCAGGGGTAGGTCGCTCGCGTCAGAGTCGATGACGGTGACCTTCAGCAGCCCGTAGTCGTCTCGCTTGGCAGTGTGGATGTTGCAGCGCCAGGTGCCGGGTGTCAGGTACTCCTTGAGATCGATGAACTCGCCCTCCGCGTCGGCGGCGAGCCCGAAGCCGTACGGATCGTTAGGCGGTGTCGTATCGGTGACGATGTCCCAGCTGCCGCTCGTGTCGTCGCGGTGCTGCGAGGCGTCGATCCAGATGTGCCGCAGCGACTCGCCCTGGGCGAGCAGGTTGTCGCGCAGATACGTGTTCAGCGTCGCCGCCGGCACGAAGGCAGCGGTGAAGTCAGGCGGGTTCGTCCAGGCCATCGCTCACCACGTCGGGAATGTGTCGGTTCCGAGAATGTCCGCGGCGGAAGCTCCCAGCACCCAGGGATCCTCGTCTCCGAACGGCGACAGGTGCCATGTCGTCTTCCAGCCACCGGGCCCGACGTCATGGGTGATGCGCTCGATGAAGGCGTCCTGCTCGATCGTCGTGCCTCCTAGCGGGCGATGCTTGAACGTGTAGCGGTTCGAGTTGTAGGCGCCGAGCAGCACCGGCCAGAGAAGGCTGGGGTACTTCTCGCCGAGGAACGTGACGCCGGTGAACCGGGTCGCCGGATCCTTGTACCGGGCGACATACCACTCGGCCGCGGCCTGGCACTCGTTGAAGCCGGTCAGCAGTGACTTCGTGAACGTGCGCGGCCCGTACTCGTCGACGCTCTCCTGGTCGCGGGCTTCGGCAGTGCCCGTGCCGTCGCCTGATGAAACCTGTGCCTCGTTGAAGAGGTAGGCGGTGTCGCTCGAACGCGGGAGATCGACGTAGGGCAACTCGGCACCCTGCGTGCCGACGATGCCGCGGCTGACGCTCTCCGACTCGAAGCGGTGTCGGCGATCCTCGTAGACGACGCGCCCGTCCGAGCCGACGTAGAAGAAGCCACCGTCAGAGTCGGCCACCGCGAGCAGATGCTCTAGGACGCGGCCGGTAGCGGCTTCGATCGCTGGCATGGTCGAGATGCCTGCATCGATGTTCCGCATCGACGCCGGGACACTGAGCAGGTCGAGGCAAGATTCGATCCGCGCGCCCGCGAGCTCGGCGTCGAACGAGGTCTCCAGCGGAAACTCGACGGCAGCGAAGGCCGCGAAGAAGTCCACGACATCGACGTCGGTGATCGCGTCCGCACCGAAGCCGGGATACGTCGGAGGCCAGCTCTCGATCCATCCGCGCAGCAGCCAGTAGAGCGAGCCGTTCCACTCCGCGCGGAAGCGAATGGCCCGCATGGGAACGACCTTCGCGCCGTACGGCCCGGTCGTGACGTCGGGGTCGAACCGCTGATCGCGATTGTTCAGCGAGGCCTCGCCCGCGCCGGGCGCCGGGCGCTGAGTCTCGTCCTGCCTGCCCGAATGCGTGAACTTCAGCCCCTCCAGGCGCAGGTACGAGGTGACGTCCTCCCAGAGCGGGTAGGGCGCGTTCCACGCCGAGTCGAAGGCGATCTCGACTTTGACGGCAGGGAAGCTCGTACGCAGGCGCGTGCCGAAGGTGCCGCTTCCGGGCCCGTAGTGCCCGAGCGCCATGTCCTCGGTCATCGGATAGGCGTAGACGGCGACCTCGTCGAGAACGCCGTCGTACCATTCGGTCGAGTCCGACTTCCGCGCGATGTTGAGCGCCGTAGCCGTGTTCGCGCAGGTGCGAACGGTCACGCTGCCCGAGACGTTCACGCCGTTGACGATCAGCCTGGCGCTAGCGGCACCGTCCTTCGTGGCGATGATGTGGTAGGTCTGCCCGACGACGAGCGTCAGGCCGGTGGAGGCCACGATGACGCCGTCACCCTGCTTCAACAGCTCGACGGCCGTGCCGTTCGTACGGAGCTGGTAGCCGTTCGTGCCCTTCGAGATCAGCGTATGGGCGCCCGTCACCGAGTCGGGCTTTATCCAGACCTCGAGCGTGAAGAAGTCGCCCAAGTCCAGCGAGGCGTGGTCGGCAGCGGTGTAGGCCTGCGTCGAGCCGTTGAAGTCGCGGGCCTCGCCAGCCGTGATGAGGCCCGTGATGTTCGCCGGGGAGGCGACCGCAGACAGCGTGTTCGCGTTGCCGGACTCGTCCGTCGTCGGCGCGGCGTTGTCGAGTCGCCAGTAGCCGGCCGGTATGTCGTGAAGGGCGACCGATTCGTATAGCGGGTAGGCGGCGCCTTGGGCGAGAGGCCCAGAGGGCATTACGGCAGCTCCGCGCCCCTGCGCGCCATCCTGAACTGGTGCTTCGTGACGACCTCTGCTACTGGCTTGCCGTCGAGGTAGATGTGATGGTGGTGGGTGCTGGTCGGCGCCGCCGCGCGCATCGAGCTTCGCATGCCGATCGGGCTGAGAGCAGCAGCCGTGCCGCTGGGCAGCGCGGCGAATGCCTGGTTGACAGTCGGCACCATTGAACGTAGACCCCTAGCGAATGCGAGCGCGTAGTTGCGCCCTGCGTCTTCCGGCGAGAACTTCGAGAGCGGCCCTTCCTTCGTCGGCGACTTCCCCTTCGTGTTGTCGGCGACGGCCTGGGCGACGGCCTGGGCGGCGGCGACGACTTCCGGGATCGAGTCGTAGAGGCCCTTGGCCATCGACTTCCCAAAGGATTTGCCGATGGCCCTGGCCTCGATGCCGAACTTGCGCCATAGCTCCTCGATCCGATTACGCAGTTCCCCATGCCGTCTGCCATGGCGCTCGGCCCAGCTTCCCAGATCCGCGAGCTGCTCCTCGAACTCGGCGCGCCTCTCGGCGCGCTTGGCGAGGTATGCCTCGCGCTCTGCCTTGGCCTGCTGCTCGAGGTTGAACTCCACCAGCGCGCGCTTGGCGGCCTCGAGCTGCTCCTGCGCCGCCAGGATGCGCGGGCCGTTCTCCTTCATGATGGCCTCGGCTGCGTCGACCTGCTTCTGCCACTCTTCGGGATCCATTCCCGAAGGCGGCGCTAGGCCGAGCGCCTGGCGCTGCTGAGAAGCCGCCGCGCTCTCTGCGATCAGGCGGTCGAGCTCCGACTGCGCGTCCGCGACGGCGTCGTTTACGGCCTTGATCTGATCCTCCAGTCGCATCTTCTCCAGCGCCCTCTCCGCGGGCGACTTCCAGCCAGCGGTGACAGCGTCGAATGCGGCCAGGGCTGCACTCGCCATGCTCCCGAACGCCGCGGCGAGCTCGCCCTTCTTCTCCAAGACCTTCTGCTTCGCAGCTTCCATTGCCTGCGAAGTGGCGTCTGCAAGCGCCTGCTTCAACTGCTGGGTGAGCGTGGGCTGAATCCCCACGACGCCGTTGATGATCTCCTGCACGGCGCTGACGCCCAGCAGCCTTGACGCCGCGGCGATGTCTGCCTTGGACGCGAAGATGGCCGCGCGGACGCCTGCGCGGGTGGCCTTGTCCAGCGTGCCTACGTTCTCGAGCACGCCCCTCGCTGCGCCGTCCATGATCGGCTTGCCGATGTACCTGTAGCCGCCCTCCTCGACAGACGAGAACGGGCTGAGATCCTTCAGGAAGCCGAGCGCGTTCTCGATCTGATCCTTGAGCCAGCTGATCTTTCCCTTGATCGCGTTGTAGATGCCCTCGATGACGTTGCCGCCGATGTCGAGCGCGAAGTTGTAGGCCGTGGTGGCCGCCGTCTTGAGAGCGTCCCAGACCTTCTGCATCTGCTCGCCGACCTTGTTGGCGAGGCCAGCGAGGCCAGCGAGGATGCCGCTGACGATCATCCTGCCAATCTCGACCGCGGCCGAAACCAGCGCGCCGCCGATCGCCTTGATGTTGGCGAGGATCCCGCCGAGCGTGCGCGTGACTACGCCCTTGATCTCGTTCCAGGCAGTCGACCAGTCGCCTCGTATGAGCGCCAGGATGATCTTCATCGGCGCCAGCATGTTCTGCATCGTTCCCTTGATGCTGGCCGCTAGTCGAGTGAGGATGGTCATGATCTCGCCGCCGAAGCGATCCCAGATGGCGATCGCCGCGGTGATGACGCCCTGGATGATCGGGACGATGTTCGTCCGAATCCACTCGATCGTTCTCATGATCGCGTTCTGGACGGCGTTCCAGGCCGTGATGACCGACTCGCGGTGAATGTCCCACTGCGTTCGTAGCCAGTTCACCGCGACGCCTATGGCGTCGAACGCCGCCTGTATCGCCGTCGCCCCGGCATTGATGACGGCCTCGATCGTGGGCCAGTTGGAGTTCACCCAGTCGAGGAGGCCCGTCAGCATCGGTAAGAGCTTCATGGCGACGTTCCCTGCGACCTCATCAAAGGCGTTGCGCGTCTTCGCCAGCTGGCCTGGCAGCGTCTCCCCGAACGCCTTGGCCGACCCGCCGAACTCCCTGTTCAGCTCGCCGAGGATGAGCTTCTGAGCGCCCATCACGTCGCCGGTCTCGACCATCTTCTTGATGGTTTCCTTCTGGCCTTCCGTGAACGAGACGCCGACCCGCTGCAGCGCCGTGATGCCCTTGATGGGATCGTTCAGCGCCTTGCCGAGCTGGATGGCCGACTTGTTCATGTCCGTGCCCAGCGCCGTCGACATGTCGAGCAGCGTGGCCGTGGCCTGGTTGAAGACGTCGTTGCCCTCGCCGACCTCGTTGCGGATGTTCGTGAACGTGAGCAGCATGTTCTCGCCGCCCTGGATCACCTCGTCGTCGACGCCGCTCATCTGCGACAGGGACTCCGCGAGCCCCGTCACCTGTTTGGCGGTGACCTGAGCCGTGCCGCCCGTCGACTTGATGACGGCCTCGGTCTGGGCCATCACCTTCTGCGACTCGGAGATCTCGTCGAACCCCTGCTTCAGGGCGACGACGAGTCCGCCTGTGATCGCAGCGCCCGCGGCCAGGCCGATCTTGCCGACCTTTCCCATCACGGAGCCGAACCGGCTCCCGGAGGAGGCTGCGTTTCCTAGCGCGCGCTGAAGGGAGCTCGCATCGCCGACGATCTCGACGACGAGCTTGCGGTTAGCCACGGCGCCTCCTAGCCATGCGGGCCTCCTTCTTGTGCTGCTGTTCTATCGCGTAGATGTCCGCCTGGATGTCCACCCACTCGCGGATCTTCAGCTCGCCGATGGTGAACGGCGTTAGCCAGGGGTAGAGGCGACTGAGAGCCGGGCTCCAGAGGCGGCGGGGTCTGAGGCGGCCGGACTCGCCTCTTCGTCTGGGGGGAGCTTGGGCATCTCCTCGTCCGCGGGCAGGAAGTCGATGAGCTTCACCTTGCCCACGTCGGACATCTCGATCTCGGGATCGGTTCGCTGCATGAGCGTGAACGCGATCGCCTTCATCGCCTTCGCCGAACCGAACGACAGATCTGAGAAGGGCGCGCCGCCGCACAGCTCCTCGATCTGCTCGACCTCGTCGAGCGTGAAGTCATCGAGGTCGTACACCTCGCCGTTGATGTTGAACGTGCCGAACCGTGACATTCGTTCCTCCTTTAGAAGCCGCTTTGGCCGGCGAGTCGCCCCAGGAGGTCATCGACCTTCTTCTCGACCGAGCTTGCGTTACGTTCCACCGCCGGATCCATCGCTCGCTCTCGGAGGAGGTTCGCGAGGTTCCCGCGGCTTGATCCTGCCCTGCGTCTACTGCGTGCTGACGGGACGATGTAGACGAGCCCCTGGGCCCGCGACACGCCGATTCTCATCCCAGACCACCGCGGACTGGACGGCATGTTGCGAATGCGCCCGAGAGCGAAGTCCTCGGCGTCTCGCTCCACGACTTCCGCCGCCTCCTTGAGGCTGTCGACGAGATCGTCGGAGAGACCCTTCGAGATGCGGCGGAAGTCGCGGGACAGTTCCTTGAGCCCTCTGACGTTGACCCGGACTCCGTCGGCCACGACTACGGCGCGGCGGTGCCCCAGTTGAAGACAGAGTTCGTTGCGGGCGCGAACTCGATCTCCAGCTCCTCGATCTCGTTCAGCGACGCGCCGACCGGGAAGCTGTAGACGGAGGCGGAGCCACCGTAGATCGGGTTCGTGGACGACGTGCCCGCGTCCGAGTCGCGCTGGACGAAGAACGGGAACACCGAGCCACCCTCGTACAGCGGCTTGATCGTCTGGAACGGCCCGCCCGAGGCCATGTCGTTGCGGAACTGCACCGTCACCGTCTGATCGCGGAGACCGGGGACGTAGGTGCGGTTCCCTGTCGGGCTGAAGCCTGAGGCGTCGAGCTTCTCCTTCTCGTCCTCGATCTGGACGTCGTGCGCCCAGGTCGAGAGCACGACGCCCGCGACGACGACCTTCCAGTCAGTTGCTGCGCCTACTGCCATTGCTGGTTCCTCCTCCCTTGCGGGTTCGTGTTAGGCGACGCTCTGAGCCCTGGCGACGTAGACGGCGCGGTTGTACGCGGACGCCTTCTGCACCTGCGGATTGCGCTCAGGCTCTGACGTGACGCTCGTCTTGTGGTGCAGAGAGACCCGTACGTCGCGGAGCGTCATGCCCGCCAGGCGGGCAGCGAGGCACAGGAGGTTGTCGGAGTAGTAGGCGGGCTCCTCGAGGGTTGAGTCGAATCCGCCGAGTGCGTTCAGGTCGTCCCGCATCCCGGCGAGGCACCAGCCGTCGATGTAGGGGAAGCGCATGCCGTTGACGTCGGCGTGCGGCGCGACGCGGAGCGGCCCGCAGAGAACGTCGGGCGCGAGCGCCGCACGGATCTGGGCCAGCCAGCCTCGGCGACCGGGAGAGATGTCGTTGTTCAGGAACAGCACGGCGTCCGTCTCGGCGTGGTCGAGCCCCAGGTTCGATCCAGCCGCGAACCCGAGGTTCCGCGAAGGCGTGAGACTCCGGAACGGCAGCTCGGGCGCATCGCCGTTGTCCACGATGATGACGTCGTCGCCCGGTCGGAGCTCTGGCACCACGGCGGCGACGTAGTCGTCTGCCAGCTCGGGGTGCCCGTACCAGGGCGTGACGATCGTGATCGAGGGCCGCTGGCGCTCGTGCGGACGGATGACAGAGATGATCTCTTCGCGCCAGACAGGCCCGCCCATGTTCTGAACGCAGCCCGCGATGAAGGTGTAGTCGCCGCCTGGCTCCTTCAGCCCCGGCGCATGCGGTTCCCAGGTTCCGATCCTGTCCGGGTCGTTCGGCACCACATACATCTGCGTGGAGACGTTCCCGAAGCGCACCTCGCGGTCTCGCCAGAGGACACCGTGCGCGTAGTGATCCATGCGGAAGATGACAGGGACGTCACAGGCGGCTTCACGCATGAGAGCGATCGCACCGGGTACATAGGCGTCGTCGTCATCGAAGAACGCCAGATGCGTGCCGGTAGCGAGGCCGATGCCGTGTACGCGGCCGGCGTGGCCGCCTGTGACCCCGAAGTGGCCCTCTGTGAAGACGGCGTTCGGCGGCAGGTCGCAGGGGAGTATTCCGCCCCTCGCCGTATCGAGCACGACCACGATCTCGTCTGCCTCGGCGCACGACGCAAGCGTCTGCTCCAGCGTCGCCCTGCCGAGCGTCGGGATGACGATCGAAAGCTTCACGTCCATACGACCCCGATTCCGTGCCGCGTCTCGTTGTGCGGCTCGACCGTCTCGTTGATCTCCATCCAGCGCGCGCCCGGCTGCGCTCTGATCTCTTGCCAGAGCTGCGAGACGCCGTATCCAGGCCGCTCGATGATGTCGTGCAGCGCGACGATGCTCGTGAGCGGCGGCCCGTAGTGCTCCCAGTCAGCGCGGACGGTCTTGTACGTGTGGTCGCCGTCGATGAAGCAGAAGTCGTACGGGCCGAACTGCTGGGCGCGCTCGACGATCGCCGGATCCTCGGAGTGACCGTGCAGCAGGTGAAGTTCCACGCCGAGCTCGTCGGCCCACCGCTGCCAGGTGTCCGCCATCCGCATCTCGTCGTCGATCACGACGACCGCGTCGGTCGCGAGGTTCATCCAGTGCCGCAGCGTCCCGCCGTGCCACGCGCCGACCTCGAGGATGCGCTGCGGGCGCATGAGGCTGATGACACCGACCAGGGCGTCGATCTCAAACTCCGTCTGGAAGGTCTCGACGGTCAACCGACCACCTCGCTCATGAACTCGAACGACTGTGCTTCCTGCACCCTGCGGAGCAGCATGGGGAAGGTCTCCTCGATGCCGTTGCCGCAGACGTTCCCGACATGCGTATGGACGTGGTCGCCGGTGCCGCAGACGTGGACACGGAGCCCGCGTGGGCGCCGGTCATTGTTCATTGGGTGATCGGCGCACCACCAGTCCAGATCCAGCAAGGCTTGATACGTCCCATTGGATACGAGCCAGCCCGGACTCTTCCAGCCGCCCGCGAGTCGGTCTGGGACGGAGAGCAGCACGTCCATTGCCTGTTCGTACGTCCAGTGCTCTGCTTCTCGAGGATCGGGGCAACCAGGGCCGCCATGCCGCAAGCCATGAGCCGCGCATTCAATCCACTCGGGCAGTCCTTGCAGGTACTCCTCGGAGCACAACGCGGGAACAACGAACGCGGTCATGCGGAACCGGGGATTGGCAGCCTTGAGTTCTAGGAACAGGTCTAGGCGGTCGTGCCCCTCGTGGAGATCATCCGTGTCGAAGATCACCGCTTGGCGGCACGTAGGAGCTGGCGATGGCGCTCAGCGTCGGCTCTACTGCCGCTGCGGACAACCTTCTCTCGGTAGTCCAGAGCGAGTGCGACTTGCTCGCGCTTCTGCACCACGTAGGGAGCGATGGCCCTAAGAAAGAGCTCCGCTGCTCGACATGAAACCTGCCATGTGTGATGGGGGAGACCATTGGGTCTCTGCATGCAAGAGAGCGACCCTCCGAAGTGCTCTCTCAACTTGAGAACCATCGGCGCTGGTCGAGCACGGCTAGAAGATGACTGGCCGACTGAAATGATCAGGCTGTACGTTCGGCGGCGTGGGGATATGTAGACGGAGCCTTCGCCGTCGAATACACCAGCGGCCCATGCGCGATCCGCCTCGGTCGCCGGAACCTGAGTGCGCCAGGGGTAGTGGCGATGGTGTCCGTGAATGAACCGCCGCGGCTTGCCCTTCTCATAGCCACGCTTGCGGTCGGTGGTCGGAGCTATCGGCGCTGGCCCGCCGCAGCCGCATTCGCACAGACCGTTCAGACTCACATCCACCAGCGCCTGACGCGACAGCTCAGTCGCTCCTCGAGCTCCTCGCCCGCACCGTGCCACTCGACGAGGAGCTCGTCGATGAGCTTGTCGGTGCCATCTTCGATCATCCTCTGAACGATCGGCACCTCGGCGCCCTCGATGTCCATCTTCACGACGATGACGTCGGGCCGGGGATGGCTCGTGCGGAGATCGGAGAGCCAGCGCGAGAAGTCGAAGCATGCCACCGAGCCGTTGTCGCCTTGCACCCTGGAGCCGTTGCCGTTCACCACGAAACCGGCTGTCCCATCGTGGAGCCAGGCCGCAGCCCGGCATAGGATGAGCGAGGTGTCGTCTTCCCGCTGCGACTCGAGGGGAAGCTCGAGCAGCGGGTCGAATCCGAAGACCAGATCGGGCTTGTACTCCTCGACGAGCGTCTTCAGCGACGTCTCACTGGGGCTGTGGTCGACGCAGCCGAGATCCACGACGATGGTCTTCACCGCGGCCGTCCTCCCTCATGAACTCGCCTCTCGAAGTACCAGGGAATGTCCTCCACCTGGCCGAGCGTGGTCTTGTAGTGGTTGACGTAGAAGCCCTGGACGTAACCGCAACGTCCGCCACGGTCGCGGTGCCAGGCCGTGATCGACTCGCCACCGTCCCAGACCGCGTATCGCTCGTCCCAGCGGAAGCCGCCCCACGCGAGCAGCGACGACGGAATCGCCATGAAGATGTTGCCGAGGATCGTCGTCTCGTCGATGAGGTTCGGCCCGAGCCGGAACCTCGAGATCGTCGGCGGCGGGTGCAATAGGCCCAGCACACGCGGAGCCAGAATCTCCTTGTGCGCGTACGCCGCGTGGCCGACGGCCTGCAGCGTGTTCTTCGTGATGACCTCGCAGTCGTTGTCGAAGCACACGATGACGTCGTAGAACTCCGGACGGCAGACCCGCAGCAGCGTGTTCCAGCCACGCGTGCAGCCGATGTTCTCGCCGGTGAGGTACACAGACCTGACACGGCCGGCGGCCTGCTCGGTCAGGAGCCAGCCGGCCGTGTCATCCGAGGAGCCCTGGTCGAGCACGAAGTGGTCGAAGTCGCAGCCGGCGTTGTCGCGGAGCGTCTGGAAGCAGTGCTGCGTGTAGTCGAGCCTGTCTCGGCAGAGCGTCAGAACTGCGACCTTCACGCCTTCGCTCTCGCGCGCTTCCGGGCTGTCGCTCTCCGCTGCGCGCGGTTGCCGTTCGCGTTCGGCGTGAGCGGCGGCACTTCCCGCGGCGTCCCTAGCTGCTCGATGATCGGCTCCCAGTACGTCGTGACGACGAGGTCGGCGTCGTACTGCATCGCGAACTCGACGGCTGCCTCGCGCAGCGCCGTGTCCTCACGGGCCTCGTAGGCGGCCTCCAGCGCCGCCTCGATCGACGCGATGTGAGGCATGAAGGCGAACGAGTCCTGCAAGGCGTCCCACCAGGGATCGCCACCGACGAGCCAGCCGGCCTGCGCGAGCTCGGTCATGGCCGAGTGGTCGGATGCGATGACCGGGACGCCGCACGCCTGAGCCTCGATGATCGGCACTCCGAACCCCTCGCCCATCGATGGGTTCAGGAGCACGTCGAAGGCCGCGTACTGCGCCGCGAGGAAGTTCCGCGGCAGCCCCATCAGCACCTCGCGCTCGGAGGGGAAGCGGATGCGCTCGAGCAGTCGCCCCGGCCTCTCGTCGAGGCCGTTCATCGCCAGCACGAGGGACTCCAGGTTCGTGCCGTCACCCGAGCGTCCAGTGGCGTCCGTGTGCGCGTAGAGCCAGGCGTCGTCGTGGCGGGCTGAGAACCGGGAGAACGCCTCGAACGCCTGAGGGAAGCACTTACGCGAGACCTGCCGATTCCAGCCCTTGTTCGCCGCCACCATGCCTACCAGGAAGGCATCTCGCGGGATGCCCATGTCGTCGCGCACCGCGTCTCGGATCTCGGGCTGCGGCCGGAACATCTGCGTGTCGACGGCGTGCGGCGCGTACAGCGGCCCGAGCTTCAGGCGCTCCATCCAGTCGCGCCCGAACTGCGACATGGCGATCGGCTGAACCTTCTCGCTCTTCAGAACAGCCCCGACGAGCGGCGGAACTGGGTAGTGGTCGACAGGTGCCCAAATCGCCATGCGGAAGTCGTCGGGCCACGCCTTCGGCTTCATCGGCCAGGCATCGAGCAGCGCCAGGACGACGTCGGCCCCGAAGTGCTCTGCGTAGTAGGCGACGGAGTTGTTGCCCTGGTCTCCGTGTGCCGGGTAGACGACGAACTGCTGGCCGTCCGGTGAAGACCAGGGGACGATCGTGCCCTGGATGCCGTAGTTGGCCGCGATCGCGACCTCATGTCCGAGCGCCTTGAGCCGCGGTGCCAGCAGCGCGATCTGTTCCCCGTAACCCGATGGTGCCCACGGCGCGTTGCCGAGCAGGAGCACCTTCACCGGATCACCTGCACAGTCCAGGTGCAGCCGAGCAGGTTCCCGTCGCCGCCCGTGTCCTGAAACACGCCGAAGGCCGAGGGCCCCTCTCGGATGTTCACCTTGTCTACGGCACCGCCGAGGGTCTTGTCGGAGAGAATCGCCTGAGCCATCGACGTCGAGGCCTCGGGATCCATCATCGAGAGCAGGAGGTCTTGGCCAGATTCGTTGTCAGCGGTGTGGACACGAGCTCGGACGGTGAGGTAGACGATGTTGTTTCCCGGCCCCATCGCCAGCGGCTCCTGAAACGGGTCGGCGGGGTAGATATCCACCGCGGGCGGCGAAGGACTCGGCACCATGCGACCGTCCACCTGGAGATCGGGGATCGGCACGTTCGCGGTGCCGCAGAGCTCTTCGTGGATCTGCTCCGCAAGCGCGTCCATGATCGCCGCCACTGTTGCCACTATGCGATGCCCCAGCTGGCCTTGAGCGGCGCGAGCTTGTGCGCGTGGCGATCCCAGGAATCGCGGGCGGTGTACGTCGCGCCTGTGTCGCCGACGCCGATGATGCCGAAGGGCGACTGCTGCTGCTGCCAGTGCTCGACGGCGCGCTCGAGGTTGACCTCGCGTGCCAGCGCTGGCGCGTTCGAGTAGGGCAGCGTGTCGCCGTTCACGTCCACGGTGCCGATCTCAGAGTCGATCTCCTCGGCTGCGGACTTCAGAACTCGCATCAGCGAGGCGTGGCGCTGCGTCACGTTCACGCGCAAGAGCTGCGCGAGCTCGGAGGCCGAGGCATACACCGGCCGGTCGTCGGCCACGTTCTGCATCGGGAACGTCGGTAGCCCCGTGTCGCCCTGGGCGTCCCTGAAGACGAGCCGGTACCACAGACCGCTCGCCGTGCCGGCGTTGTCGACGGTGAAGTCACGGTAGGCCGGATTGGCCGGATCGGAATCGACGGGCGAGAGGCTGATCGTGCCGAGATCCGTCCACGGGCCCGCCGAAGCCGTGCCTTCCTGAAACAGCGCGTTCGTCCACGGCTGGCTGTCGTAGCGGGGAGATGGTCTGACGTCCTCTACGCTGACAACTTGACCCATGACGCCGCCTTTCGCCAGTTGCAGAGAGGATGAGCGACCTGGACGTTCTGGTACGAGTGCTCGCCGCCGCGAGCAAGCGGCACGATGTGGTCTAGGTGCCAGTCATTCGGCTCGGCTGGCTCACCGCAAAGTTGGCAGATGCCCTCGTCTCGTTCCCAGACGACCGCTGGCGCAACGTGCTCAACATAGGCCGCTCGCTGTCTCGCCCGACGCTTTGCCATCGTTGCCCGCCGCTCGGCCCGCACCTCTTCAGGATTCTTCGCCAACGCGCGCTGGTACCAGCCGCGTTGCATCTCGCGAACGTGTGCGTGGTTCTCGCGATACCACAGCCCCGCGTATTGAGGGTTCTTGTCCCGCCACCGCTTCCTGATGGCGCGAGCCTTCTCTCGATTACGCTCAGCCCAGGCCTGATTACGAGCAAGTATCCGTTCGCGATTCGCTAGGTAATACTCGCGTCCGTGCCGACGCTTCTGTTCTGGATCCGCGTACGGCATCTACACCTCCTCGAGCACTTCTTCCATCTCACCGGCAACGGTGTCCGAGATCACGCCCTGCTCCATGCCGTCGATGCTTCCCTGCGTGGCGTCGGCGATGCGGCCCGAATGGATCGCGTCGAGCATCTGAAACACGATGCCGACGAAGACGTCGGCGGCCACGGCGGTCTGTCCGGCGATGCTCGCGGCCAGATGGCGGAAGTGGCCGAAGACCGCGGCGACGGTGCCCTGCCCGCTGATGACCACGGCGAGGTTCCTGATGTGGTGGTGGATGGCCGTCAGGGCGCCCTGCCCTGCGACCGCGACAGCCAACACACGCTGATTCCGCACGAAGTTCGGTACGACTGCGCCGATTCCCGCTACGGCGACTGCCACGCCTCGCGTTCGCACGGTGTTCGCCACGACGTTGCCGACACCCGCTATGGCGACCTCGAAGCGAACCTGGCCGAGGATGGTGACGTCAGCGACCAGCGAGCCGACGCCAGAGACGACGACGTTGAGTGCCCGCACGGAGCGCACGAAGCTGCCGGTGACGGCACCGACACCCGCCACGGTTACGGCCAGCGCCCGTGTCACTCCGATGGTCGCCGTGACGCTGCCCGTACCGGCGATGGTCGCGGCGATCCCGCGCAGCACCGCGAGCGGCCCGGCGCTCACCGCTCCTACGCCTGCAATCGTCACCTGCAGGAACTTCACGCGGACGAACTCGGCGACGAGGGCACCTGCTCCCGCGATGGTTGCGGCGATGCTCCGCGTCACGGCCAGCGGGACGCTGACGGCACCCGTACCGGCAACGCTGACAGCCAGGACACGCTGGTTGCGGACGACGCTGGGCGTCAGCGTCCCGCTCCCCGCGATCGTCGCCGCCACGATGCGCTGGTCGCGGACGAAACTGCTGGCGAGCGCGCCTAGCCCCGCGACCGTCGCGTCGAACGTGACGGTTTCGCCGGCCCTTACCCCGCCGTGCAGATAGCCCTGGAGCTCAGGCAGCTCGGGGATGAACCGTCCGGGTGCGCCTGGCATTAGACGAAGTTCCTCGGATGCGTCTTACCAGCCAGCGGATCGAAGCTCGCATGGGGATAGGGGCGAATCTCGAAGCCGAGCAGCCCAACCGGGTCTGCGGCGGTGATGTTCGTGGTTCCGCCTGAGATCGTTCCGGGGTTCGCGGTCGGCGTGGCTGTCTGAAGTTGGAGACTCAGCCCAGGTGTCAGCGCCACCGTGTACTCAGCCACGGCCTCCGTCCAGTCTCCACCGGACTCGCCCGTGGCGGGAGCGGTCGCGTTGTTGTCGTTGACGGCGACGCAGCACACGGCCAGTCCTCCCCGCACCGTCGTCGTGACTGTCGGCATTCCCGGTGTCGAGGAGTTGGCAGAGATGTGGGCGAAGCCGCGAATGATCTCTTCGAGCTTGCCCGCCTCATAGCCCGAGAAGGAGTAGCACCGGCCCGAGCGCATCGTCGTCACCGCCTGCGAGCCGAGGGCGTTCGCCGCTCCGTCCTCTGAGCCAACCGCGATCTTGCCGTACAGCCAGTGTCGGCTGATAGTCGTCTCGATGACGTGTGGCCCCGACAGCAGCGTGAATCCCGCTGGCGTGTCGGGTGTCGTTGCCGTTCCCTCGAAGTAGGCATGGACGATGAGAATGTCGTTCGGGTCAACCGTGGCCGGGCTTGCCGGGGAAACGGCCGCGCCGCTCGTCTCAGAGGACGCGCCTGCCCCCTGCGACTTGAAGGCGATGGCGGGCATCAGACAATGGCTCTCAGTTGTTTGCGGAGTCGGTCGGACTGGTAGGTGACCGCGCCAGCCGTTGATACGGTGGCACCAGCGTTGTAGTGCGCTAGCACCCTGGCCGATGAGAGTGCGGTCGGGTACAGAGCGAACTCATCGTGGAAGCCTGCGGCGGTGTCTCCGACACGCATATCCGCATCCCCGGCCAGCGTGTTGTCCACGTAGTTCTCCGTCACGTCCACGCTGTC